GAGAAAGATTACGTACATATTTTAATGAAACTTCAAATCAATCTTTACTTGAAAGAAGAGCAGCTGAATCTGAAGCACGTGTTAAAGAAATTAATTACTCACCAATGACAATTTATATAGGTTAATATGGCTTTATTTGGATCCTCGAGAGATGTTAGTATGTTCAGATACGTGAACAGAGAATTGATGGGTAATATTATTACTCAACAATGTGTTTTTTATAAATGTAATATAACTAACACTACTATAAACATGTATGGAGAAGCATCAAACGGAAGATACTTTGAAGAACCAATATTATTCAATGCCTTAATTGATATAGGTGATCAAGCTGCTCCTACAGCAAATGATATGGTAGGATTTGAATGGCCTGTAACATTTAAATTTTTAAGAGACGATCTAGTAGATGCTAATACACAACCATCTGTTGGCGACATAATAATGTGGCAAAATGCTTATTGGGAAATAGATAATGAAGTAATGTCTCAATTATTTGTAGGCAAAGACCCAGATTATCCGTTTACAGACGCTAATGGAATAAATCCTTTAAATCCTAACCTACAAAACTTTGGATATAATGTTAGTGTTATTTGTACTACTCACTATGTACCTGGAGATCGTTTAGGTATCCAACCATATAGACTATAAAATATAAACCATGGCAACACAAGGAAGAAAACCAATACCTAAAACCCAAAGAGAAATAAGTGTAGACCTGCAAACACCTAAGGATGCAACTATGGGTAATCCCAATTACTCGTATGAATCTCCCCAAAACAACAGAGCACTACAAACATCTTTTGAAGGCGATACTACTAAACAATTTAGTGTAGGTATACAAGACATAGATGAAGCCATATTATTTTACTTCCAGAATGTTATCAAACCTTTTGTAATACAAAATGGAGAAAGATTACCAGTACCTATATTATATGGCTCTCCAGAAAAATGGAAGTCAATGCAAAAAGATGGGTATTATAGAGATAATGATGGTGCCCCTATGTATCCTCTTATAGTATTCAAACGTAACAATATAGAAAAAAATAGAACAATTGCTAACAAATTAGACGCTAACAACCCTAACAATTTTGGAGTGTTTACAAAAAAATATTCTCCATACGATGCTTATTCTAATTTTAATGTATTAAACAACAGAGTACCTGAAAAAACATATTATGCTACTATAATGCCTGACTACGTTACTATAACATATACATGCATTGTATTCACATATTATATTGACCAATTAAATAATATAATTGAAGCCATAAACTATGCTTCAGATGCATATTGGGGAGATCCTCAACGTTACAAATTCCAGGCACGTATAGACTCATTTAGCACTGTAAATGAATTGTCTGATAGTGCAGAACGAGCTGTTAAAAGTACATTTGATATCAAATTAAACGGATATCTTATACCTAATATAATACAGAAAGATCTTAATTCAGTTAAGAAATTTAGAGACAAATCAAAGGTAATATTCTCGGTTGAGGCTACATCTAATGATGCCATACTTAATGGTACAGTTAATGCTGATGGAACAGCTACTGCATTAAAGAAAAAAGAAGCTCAAAGAAAAGTACAGATAGACCAATCTATATCAAAAGCTACTATAATTTAATATTTATAACATATGGCTAGAGTTAGATTTTTAGATCAAGTTCCTGTAGGATTTTATGATGTTAATAATAGTAATGGAGGTACTCCTGGAGGGCCTTCAAACTCTATACAATACAATGATGGAGGAACATTTAACGGAGATATTAATCTACGGTGGGATAACAATACTGACACTGTATTATTAACAGGCAGCATAATTGCTACTAGTTTTACAGGTTCATTGTTTGGTACTTCTAGTTTTGCTTTAAGTTCATCCCAAGCCCAAACTGCATCATATGTTTTAAGTGCATCTTATGCTTTAAGTTCATCTCAAGCTCAAACTGCATCCTATGTTGTCACTGCTCAAACCGCTTCATATGTTTTAAATGCTGTAAGTGCATCCTATGCCTTAAGTGCGTCTCAAGCTCAAACTGCATCCTATGTTGTCACTGCTCAAACCGCTTCATATGTTTTAAATGCTGTAAGTGCATCCTATGCCTTAAGTTCATCCCAAGCACAAACGGCATCTTATGTAAATCCATTAAACCAAGATGTAATTATTACTGGTTCATTGAATAATGGATTAAATAATATAACTAGTGGTCAATATTCTCATGCTGAAGGGATAAGTAATTTAGCATATGGGCAAGCGTCGCATGCTGAAGGAGTAAGTACTATTGTTCAAGCATTTGCTTACGGATCTCACGCTGAAGGTCATAACACAGTTGTGTCAGCCCAAGGAGCTCATGCTGAAGGATATAATGCATATGCCCTTTCAGACTATTCCCACGCCGAGGGTTATGGTACCTTTACTTATGGAACAGCGTCTCATGCTGAAGGAGCTTATACAGAAGCTCGCGGTAATTATTCTCATGCTGAAGGAAATGGCACTATAGCATCAGCCGACTACCAACACGTACAAGGATCATATAATATAACATCATCAGTCCCATCAGCATTTATATTAGGAAATGGAAATGTATTTAATAGAAGCAATTTAATATTTGCTGCTGGAACCCAAGTACAAATCACCGGCTCATTAAATACATCCGGTTCTGTATTTTTCCCAACTCTAGTAACATCATCTACAGCCGTTAGCAATGTTGTGATGTACGGAACTAATGGTCAACTGTTTATAACAGCATCATCAGCAATAGGTGGAGGGGGAATATCTGGAGACTATGTAACTACAGCATCTTTTAACGCTTACACCGGTTCAAGTACATCTCAATTTGCAGGTACAGCATCTTTTGCTACAACAGCTTCATTTGTAATAAGTGCCTCCTATGCTTTAAGCTCATCTCAAGCCCAAACAGCATCATATGTTGTTACTGCTCAAACCGCTTCATATGTCTTAAATGCTGTAAGTGCATCTTATGCTTTAAGCGCGTCTCAAGCTGCAACATCATCTTTTGCTATAAACGCTCAAAGTGGATCTAATTTTGTTATAACAAACACTCTTTTACTAGATGGAAATTTAATGGATTCATCTTTAATAAGCCCAACAATTGCAGGATCAAATATTCTATTCACCCAAGCAACCGGTTCATATACTTCGGCTCATGGAAGATATACTGTATACAAAGGAGCCAATTCAAGAGCAGGAGAATTTGTAACCTCATGGAATGGAACAAACACATCATATTATGATAACTCAACATTAGGTACAGGTACTACAACAGATGTATCATTTACATCATCAATTGTAACTGGGCAAATCCAAATAAATGCAGAAACACTAACCTTAGGTTGGACAGTAAAAATGTTAGTCACATATTTATAATAAACAAATAGTTGGATAGGGAAAACTAAATAAACATGGCAAACGAATTTATAGCTCGCAATGGTCTTATTGCGCAAAGTAACTCAACAATAAACGGTACACTACTTGTATCTGGAAGTTTAACAATAACAGGTTCATTAAATACATCTGGTGGTGAAGGTATAACAGGATCTTTATCTGGAACAGCTTCGTTTGCTATAAGTGCTTCACAAGCTCAAACTGCGTCATTTGCTACAAGTGCATCTTTTGCAATTTCTTCTTCGAGAGCAGTAAGTTCATCTTTTGCTTTAACAGCTTCAACTACACCTCAACTATATAGAATAGTAAATGTAAATGACAGTGCAGTAGTAAGTGGATCAACAGCATTAACATTAATATACTCACAACTAATCCCAGCAAATACTTTTACTACTGGTGATATTGTTCGAATTAGTTACAGAGGACAAAAAACAGGATTTAATGGGAATTGCTTTCCATTTTTATACATAAATACAACTAGCACAGTTTCAGGTGCAACATTATTAGGCAGTTGGGCGACAACCGCAAACCCTAGGATGGAACAGATGGATAGAAAGTTATATATAAAAAATGTAACAACAAATACTGAAACATATAATACTGCCGCGAGTTCACCATACGAATACACAAATACTGCTACGTCCGCTTTTACAAACATCGCTATAAACTGGACAATAGACCAATATATAATTGGTGCAAACTCATTAGGAAGTGCTCTTGACACCTTTAAAGGTTCAAGTTTTGAAATAGAAAGAATACGAACAACATGATAATAAACAACAACACAATAACCACAGTAAGGTTAGAAGAATGGAATAATGAAGCTTGCATGAAAGTAAGCGAAACACAATGCCATGTATCAACAGACAATGGTATCATATTAATGGACACTACAATGGATTATAACGGAAGTACGTTTGATAATGCCGACGATATAATAGCATATGTAAATCAAAATATATAATTTTACTATAATTAACAATATTTATAATAAAAGTACAACATGGAAACAAAAGTTTTAACACAAGAAGAGTTACAGCAAATTAAGGATATCCAACAAGAAAAATCAATTCTAGTTGAACAATTCGGTCTTATAGAATACAGTATACAAGATCTAGAACAACAAAAACAAACACTTAATTCATCTTTATCTAATCTAAAACAAAAAGAAATTGAATTAGGAAAAACACTACAAGAAAGATATGGTGATGGTACCATAAATGTAGAAAAAGGAGAATTTACAAGTTCTCTTTAGGTTTTTGATTATCTCCATAATATTTATAATAAAACATAAATTATAAAGAACATGGCAGAAACTTTAATATCCCCCGGTGTACTCGCTCGAGAAAACGACCAGTCATTCATTACCCAAGGCCCAATCACAGTTGGAGCCGCAATCATTGGACCTACAGTAAAAGGCCCATATGAAATCCCTACTATTGTAACATCATATAGTGATTATCAAGCAAAATTTGGTACTACTTTTAATAGTGGTGGACAAGCTTATACTTACTTCACTTCAATAGCAGCTTACAACTATTTTAACAATGGTGGTGAAACATTATTAGTAGCTAGAGTAGCAAGTGGTACTTTTACCGCAGCTTCAAGTTCTACAATGCAAAGTAATACAGGTAGTGTTACAACTGCTTCTGTAACTATAAGTAGTGCAAGTTTAGCACCATTTATTACCCCAACTGGTTCGTTTATTGTAAACGGTATAACTATAGCTGTTACTGGAAGTACACCACCTGCTAATAACAATACTACAATATTTGTAGCATCAGGTTCAAGTGCAGCTAATACAATAACAGCAATTGTAACAGCTTTTAATGCTAGTTCTTCAGTATCACCTTACTCTACATCACTTCAACATATTATAGCAGCACCATCTGGTTCTCCTGCAACTGGATTATTTTTTAATGCTTCTTCTTCAATATCAGGATTTGCTGGAAATTCATTCTATATAACATTAGGTTCAACAACAACTTTCTTTTCAGGAGGTACTAGTTTTCAAGCATTATCTTTAGAGACATTGTCTGAGGGAACAATCATGAATAATACTGGAGCTGGAACATCAGGAGCTTTAGTTAGTGGTTCAGTAGATAATGTAAGATGGCAAGTATTGAATAGAAATGAATCAACAGGAACATTTGATTTACTAATTCGTAGAGGTGATGATAACACTATTCAACCTATTGTATTAGAAACATGGACTAACTTATCACTTGACCCATTCGCTCCAAACTATGTAGCGGCTGTACTTGGTGATTATAAAACTAACTATAATTCAGTTACTAATCAAATTGAAATAACAGGTTCATATCCTAACAGAAGTGCTTATGTAAGAGTAAAAAGTATAGATTTACCAACACCTAACTATTTTGATAATAATGGAAATCCAGTTGCCGCTTATACAGGATCAATACCTGTAAACATTAGTGGTACATTTGGTGCTGCTATTGGAGATTTATTTTATGGTGGAGGTGCTAATTACTATAATGATATTATAAATGGCGCTGGTAATACACAAGGTATTAATGCTAGCAATTATAATGATATGATTACTTTATTAGCAAACCAAGACGACTATAGATTTAATGTATTGTTAACTCCTGGTTTGATATCTGATCAAGCTAATCTAGGAACATCTCAAATAACTACTGCTATAAACAATACTCAAAATAGAGGTGATAGTATATATGTTGTAGATTTAGTACCTTATGGAACACAAGCAGTATCAACTGTAACTGCAGCCGCAGCAGCAAGAAATACATCATATGCTGCATCATACTGGCCTTGGGCTCAAACAATTGACCCAGATACAGGTAAAAATGTTTGGGTACCAGCTTCAACAATGATTGGTGGAGTTTATGCTTATAACGATAGCGTATCTGAACCTTGGTTTGCACCAGCTGGTATAAACAGAGGTGGATTAAATAATGTAATACGTGCTGAGTGGAAATTAACTCAAGGTAATAGAGATTCATTATACACTGGTAGAGTTAATCCAATCGCTACTTTTCCTGGACAAGGTGTAGTAGTATATGGTCAAAAGACATTACAAGCAAAAGCATCAGCACTTGACCGTGTAAATGTTCGTCGTTTATTGATTTCTCTTAAATCATATATTTCTCAAGTTGCTCAAAACTTGGTGTTTGAACAAAACTCAATTGCAACAAGAAACCAATTCTTAAGCCAAGTAAATCCATATTTAGCATCAGTACAACAAAGACAAGGTTTGTATGCATTTAGAGTAATAATGGACGATTCAAATAACACACCAGATGTAATCGATAGAAATCAATTAGTAGGTCAAATATACATTCAACCAACTAAAACAGCTGAATTCATATACTTAGACTTTAACATTCTTCCAACAGGAGTTACGTTCCCAGCTTAATTAAACAACTTAAAATAAGATAAGGTACCTTTGGGTACCTTACTTTTTTTTCACATATGTATAAATGATCCAAACGAGATATTTATATGAAAAAATGTAATAAATGTAATAACGAAAAAGATTTTAATAATTTTTC